CTTGGCGACATCACCACCACCTGGCTGCCGCTCTGCCAGGGCTTTTCAGGTACGAACCGGGCAGACTCGAATCCTTATGCGGTGGGCGATGCGGTCACGGTGCTGTCGGAGGCGGGCGAGCTGAATAATGGCCGGGTGTTTCCCGGCTGGAATACCGGCGGACTGCCGGTACCGGAGGGTAGCGACAGCGAACATATTACCCGGTACGGCGACGGTACCGAGATCCGATATGACCGTGCCGCGCATGCACTGACCATCACCCTGGCGGAGGGCGGAAGATACAAAATCATCGGTAAGGGTACGCTGGACGGCCCTGTGGAAATCACCGACACCCTGACTGTTCAGGGGAAAACGCAGATAAATTCCGACACGAGCGTGGCCGGAAATATCGGGGCGACACAGGAGATCTCGGACGGTACCGGAAAAATGAGCGGGATCCGCGAAACCTATAACCGGCATGACCACAAAGAAAATAGTGACGGTGGCGGAACCACAAATCCCCCCAATCAACAAATGTGACCTGCCGCGGCAGGTTTTTTTATGCCTGGAGAAAATGAATGGCGAATTTACATGGTGTAGAAACGATCGAGTTGACGTCGGGTACGGTCGCGGTCACGACGATCCAGACGGCCATTATCGGTCTGGTGGGTACCGCGCCGGATGCCTCAGCTGGTAGTCCGGCAGTGGGTACCGTCGGGACGCCAATACTGGACAACGTTGTGGAGTTTTCCGCGACGCTCGTCGGCAGAGCTGGCAATGTTCTGGTGGTTAACGCAACGGCTGGCGTTCCCGATGCGGAAAATCCCGCAGAGGTGGAGACGGCTGCCGTCTGGGACGCCGCTGCTACAACCCTGAGCATCACGCTGGGCTGTGATGAAAGTGGCAAGCTGAAAGCAACCCCTGCAGACGTAGTTACTGCCATCGATGCAGTAGCGGACACGAAAGTGACGGCATTGGGAACCGGCAGCGGAATTGTCTCTCCGTTTAGCCTGCAGCTGGCCGGCGGCGAAGATGAGCCGTTCCCGCTGAATACGCCAGTTGCGATTGTGGGTACCACGATGCTGTCCCGACTGGGTGACAAGGGCACGCTAAAACAGGCGCTGACCGAAATCAACGACCAGCGAAATGCCCTGACGGTGGTGGTCCGCGTTGCTGAAAACGCTGATGCGCAAAACGCGGAAAAACAACGGGCAGCGGTGCTGGCCGGGATCGGCGCACTGTCGTCTGCCAAATCCGTGACGACGTACCAGCCCCGTATCGTGATTGCGCCGGGATTTAGCGAGGATGATGCCGTGGGCAAGGCGCTGGAGACCGTTGCGGGCAAGCTGCGGGCGGTGGCGTATGTTGACTGCGCTAGGGGTGCCACGCTGCAGGAGGTGGTGCAGCGCCGTCAGTCCTATGGCATGCGCACCGAGTTGCTGCGCCCACGCGTGCAGGTCAGCAACGCCGACGGCCAGCTGGTCTACCGACCGTATTCAGCATTCGCGGCGGGGCTTCGCGCCCGCATCGATTTTGAAAAGGGATGGTGGTGGAGCAAATCCAACCAGGACATTAACAACATCCTCGGAGTGGAGCAGATCGACGAATTTATTCTGGGCGATGAAAACTGCGACGCCAACCTGCTCAACATGCAGAACGTATCCACCATTATCCGCCGGGCGGGGTTTAAACACTGGGGGAACCGCCTGTGCGGTACCGACCCGCAGTGGCGTTTTGAATCAGTTCGTCGCACTGCCGACGTCATCGAGGACAGTATTCAGGAAACGATGCTGGAATACGTTGACCGCCCGCTGGACCGGGAGAACGCCGACGACATCATCGGCACCATCAATGCCTACATGCGCCAGCTGGTCGGGCTCGGGGCCATTTTTGGCGGCCGCGCATGGCTGGATGAAGAGCTTAATACCGCTGAGAGCATGGCGGCGGGCGTGCTCTATATCAACTATGACTTCGGTCCGAAATCGCCGACTGAACTTATCAGCTTGCGTGTCCGGGTAAATAACAACTATGCACTTGAGGAGATGCTGGCAGCATGAGCGAAAAAAACACGTTACGCGTCTGGACCTTCTTCAGGCAGGGGATCCGCATTCAGGGCGCGCATGAATTCACGCCGCCGACGTTGTCCATCGTTAAAACAGACCTGCGAACCGGCGCGCAGGATGCACCTTCTCCCGTGGACGACGGCATGGAGGCCCTGACCTGTCAGCTGAAATTCTACGGTATCGATACGGACATGCTGACTGCATTTGGGTTTGTCAGCGGCAGCCGCCCGCGCTTTACGGCCTATCAGGGTTATCTGGCGAACGGTACCGCTCTGGGCACCATTGAGGAGATCGAAGGCTTTGTGCAGACCGTTACGCCGGATGCGCGGGGTAAGGATAGTCTGTCCGAAAATGCCATCACGGTGGAAATCGCAGTGAGCTATTACCGCCAGACCAAAGATGGCCGAGAGCTGTTTGCCATTGATACCGAGCAATTTGCGCGACGGGTGAATGGCGTAGATGTCCTGTCCGGCCTGGCGGCGAAAGTCCGCCTTTAATAAAAAACAGACAACGGCCTGCGGGCCGTTTTCATGGAGATAAATATGTCTTTTCCTGGTGAAACCCGCGTTATCAAACTTTACTCCCCTGTTTCGTATGAAAGCGGCGGCCTGCTCGAACAGGTGACGCTGCGCGAGCCGCTGGTGCGTGACCGTATCGCCTTTTCCAAAGATCGCGGCAGTGAAGAAGAAAAAGAAGCGCGCATGATTGCCCTGTTGTGCAATCTCAGCGAGCAGGATATCTGGCAACTGACCGCGGCGGATTATGCACAGCTGCTGGACGCGTTTAATGTTTTTATGCTCCCGCCCGCGGAGCGACCGAAAAAAGCCTGATCCGGGCGATCCGCTTTCTCGGGCGGCGCCTGCATTTTCCCATGACGGAATACCTGAATATGCCGTTCAGCGTGTTTTCTGATTTTCTCACTGACGAAGTGGAGGCGGTAAATCGTGGCCGGATTAAGCCAGAACCTTAAGGCCGTAATTACCTTTGGCGGTAATATTGATAGTTCATGGAGCCGTTCAGCTAACGGCCTGCAAAAAAGCCTGAAGGATGTCGGTAAGCAGTCGGAAAAGCTGACGAAAGATCAGGCGAAGCTGGCAGCGGAAATCAAGCGGGCAAAGCTCGCCGGGCAAAGCCTTGGCGATCTTAAGCGGCGTTACAGCGATGTATCCCGTGAGATCCGCAAAACTGAAGCCGATCAGCAGAAACTTAACCAGCAGATGCAGAAGACACAACGGCTGGCTGCGTTCAAGGGGGCCGGTAAAGGTCTCTTTCGCCGTGGGCTCGGTATCGCCGGTCAGTTGGGCGGTTTGGTGGCCCCGGGGCTGGCGATCGGCGGGGGCGGGATGGTGGCTTCCGCGCTGGGCACCCTGATTGCCCCGGCGACCACCAACGCGGAGACGGCCCGGCGTGCCGGTGTGGCGAAAAGTTATAGCGTAGACATTCCGACGTTTGATGCCTGGGATACGCTCGCAAAACAATACGACATGAACGGGGAGAACATCGGCGATTTGTTCGAGGAGTATCTACACAAGGCGGGGGAGTATAAGCAGAACGGCAAGCAGGGATCGCTTCAGGACGCGTTTGATACGCTGGGGTTTAAGGCGGGAGACTTAGCCGGGCTCAGCGATATGGCTCAGTTTGAGAAAATCGTTGAGCGTGCGCTCAGCCTGCAGGATGAATCGAAAGCCTCGTTTGCGCTGGATTCACTGTTTGGTGGTGAGGCCAGCAAACTGCTCATGCTGATGAAGCAGTCCGGGAAGAGTTACCGCGATCTGATGGACGAGCAGCGCCGGTATAACCTCGTCAC